AGGCCGAAAAAGATGCCAAGGAATTCGCATCTGCTGAAGTCCTTACGGAGAAGAACCGCGCCGAGTCGGCTGAGTCGGGTCTCCAGTCAGCTATCAATACGGAAAAGGGTCGCGTTGATGCAATCCTTTTGGCATCTGATGCTGATAAAGATTCTTTCGCTGAGATTGTCCAGCTTATCAACAGTGTTGATACAACTAACGATACTGCATTCGCCTCCTACGTTCTGAGCAATAACTCTGCTCTTAGCCAGGAAGTCTCTGACCGCCAGGCTGCTGTCTCTGCTGAAGAGAGCCGCGCTCAGGGTGAAGAATCACGTATCGAAGGCCTCCTTACTCAGGAAGTCTCGGACCGCGAAGCCGCTGTTTCTTCTGCTAGCCAGGCAGCAATGGACTTTGCTCAGGGTATTAGCAATTCCATGGCTGTGGAACTTGCTGCTGAGGTTACTCGCGCAACTAACTCTGAAGCCGCTATTCAGTTATCGCTCGAAGAAGAAGTTACCCGCGCAACTGATGTAGAAGCAGGTCTTCAGTCTCAGCTTGAGCAGGAAATCTCGGACCGTGAGGCGGCAGTAAGTGCTGAGCAGTCGGCTCGTGAGGCTGCTGTATCTGTAGAGCAAAACCGTGCTCAGGGTGAAGAGTCTCGCATCGAAGGCCTTGTCACCTCCGAAACCTCTCGTGCCACGTTAGCTGAAGCCCTACTGTCAGGTGATATCTCCATCGAGCAGAGCCGTGCTATGGCAGCCGAAGAGGCTCTTGCTGGCGACGTACTAGACGAACAAACCCGCGCTATGGATGAAGAATCTCGTATTGAGGGTCTCTTGTCCTCTGAAGTTTCTCGTGCTGAAGGCGCTGAGAGCATGCTCTCTGGCCGTCTTGACGTTCTGGAAGCAGTGCTCCCACGCAAAGAGACGATGGAAATTTCGGCTGAGCAGGCATCGCAGGGATACATTGATTTGTCAATGCAGGCTATGGAGCACAGCGTTCACATGTTCGTTGGCCCTCTCTATGCAGTTGAAGGCATCGACTACGAAGTATCTGTTTTCAACGGAGAAGTTACTCGCATTACCTTCATGGGTCAGCTGGCCTCTGGTGGCGTGAGTGAAATCACTGAAGGCGACCAGGTTCAAGTCAAGTACATGAAGTAATTCTAGGGTAATACCCAGGAAACCTCGGGGGGGCCAGCCGAAAGGTCGGCCCCCTTTTTTACGAAAGGAATTTTATGGCGACAATGCCATTATTTAACGGAACAGTCTATGCCTTTGCCCAGGACGGCGATACGGTATATGCTGGCGGAACATTCACAACAGTCAACGGAGTTTCAGGATACACCGGTCTGGCTAAATTTAATCTAGTCACAGGGGCGGCTGATACCAGCTGGAAACCTGTGGCTGGAAACGCAGTCAGGGCACTCGTTCTTTCTCCGGATAAAACATTTGTTATCATGGGCGGAACCAATCAAAGTGGTAGTAACTTTCTCAGGAAATTCTTGGTAAATAACAATACAGCACAGTCCTTTGTAACTGTAAGTAGTACGGTTTTAGCCCTTATCTCAGACGGAAATTATGTTTACGTCGGAGTAAGTGACTCGACCAACCTGGCCACAGCAACAAGTGTCCAAGGCACTGTCAATAGACCAAGGGTAGTCAAGATTGATGTCACTGGAAATTCCGGTGCAGGCAGTATTGATGCTACGTTTGTGCCATCACCCAACCTTGGCGGAAATTCTACCGGTGGTATCTCTATAGGAGCAATGGCTCAGGATGTTAATTATTTATATCTGGGAGGAAACTTTTCATTTCATAATAACGTATCTCAGCCCAGAATAACTAAGATTAATAAATCTAACGCAGTAATTGCCGCTGACTGGGTAGGAGGAACGGGATTTGATAATACAGTCTTGGGCGTGGTTGTGGGGTCAAATGGTAGTCTTTACGCAACAGGACTTTTTGCAAACTATAAAGGAGTAAGTACCTCCGGTCAGATTGTAAAACTAAATGCCCAAGGAACTAGGGATACAGGATTCACCTCGTCAGTATCAGTAACTGGCGGTGTAATTAATATAGCTGAATATAACAGTTCTCTATACGTGGGTACTCAGTATAATACAGCAACGGCTGCAACATCTACGGGCGTACTGAAAAGCACCAACCTTACCACTTTTACTAAAGATGCCGCATTCCTGACAAGTACAGGATTCGGTACGACTGGTACACAGGGTAGGGCCTTTGTGGTCGGCAGTAATTTGTTCCTGACCTCCAGTGGCTCTACTTCTTACAAGGGCAGTGCCGCCGGATTCAGTTGGGCAATTTCTACGGCAACAGCTGAAGAGACGGCCCTGATTTCTAGTGACAGCATTTCTCCAACCGCAACACTGACCTCCTCTACTGTAGCTAACGCTGGCAGTACGAATAGCTCAGAGGTTCTCATGTCAGTTACCTTCTCAGAGAATGTGACTGGCCTGGTGGTGGGTGCCCTGTCTCTTAGTAATTGTACGGTTGCAAGTATCAGTGGCTCAGGCAGTAGCTATTCCTTTACCGTTGTACCCTCTGGACAGGGCGCTGTATCAGTCACCCTTCCAGCGGATTCGGCGGACGATTCCGCAGGCAATGGTAATCTTGTAAGTAATACCTACAGCTTTACCTACGATACGGTATCTCCTACGGTGTCGGTTACCTCTCCGGATGTAGCCTACTCCGCTAATTCTGGGGCCGCCTCAGTTAACATGTCCTTTACTTTCTCTGAGTCTGTAACCGGATTCTCAGCGAGTACCCTGTCTCTGACCAATTGCTCGGTATCCTCTTTCAGTGGCTCAGGCAGTAGTTACTCCGCAGTGATTACTCCTACGGCCCCTGGACTGGTGCAGGTAACTGTTACGACGGCACAGGACGTGGCAGGAAACTTCTTAGTAGGTCCAGGACAGCTGTTCTCCTACTTCAAGGTTGTACCAGCGGTAGTGTCTCAGACATCTGTGGCACGCAATCAGCTTCTGGATATGGCCCTCAGCACGCCTGCCCTGGTATCAGTATCCGCCGTCCCACTCGTTCAATGGAAACGGGTGTTGGCAGTATATACCTCTCCAGGAAAGAAGAAGGTAGTAGTCAGCTTCAAGTTCGCAGTAGGAGTGGCTGCGCCCGGCAGATTCCTAGCCAGGATTACAGGACCAGCCTCTTACCTTCTGTCAAAGATGATTATCATCAAGATAGGCGGACAGGGAGTTGTTATACAACGCGCTGATTTCCCTACAGTTTCTGGTATGGATATTGATGTAACCTAATCTATTGGGGGGGTGGTCGAAAGGCTGCCCCCCTCTTTTTACAAACTCCCTTCCATTTCCGTAATATCCCTGTTATAATACCCCTGCCACTAACCTTCTAGGATTTCATCCCAATGAACGCATGGATTCCCCGCCTAATCTCCCTCCCCAATGCCCCCGTAGTGGGAGCATCCGCCACCAATACCCCTATCAGTAGCACATTCACCATCACAGCCGGGGGCAGTACCAGTATGGTCCTCGCCATCAGCGCCAGTGCGGTGACAGCAGGAGCGGGTATCACCGCCAAGCTCAGGACCAGGATAGGCCCACAGGTGGCCGTGGATAGCAAGACCGTGGCCATTACCGCTAACGGAATAGTCTATATTAAATTGAATGTAAGCATAGCGGCTGACCAAACCTACCTCCCACTGCTCTCTATCGGAGAATTAGTGGTGACCACAGGCGCGGGTAGTGCCGTCACTATCGACGCGGCCTGGGTCATTCAGGAAGACTAAGATGCAGGACCCACGGCAGCTGGCCGCCGCAGTTAAACGACTGCAACGGCTAGAAATGCAGGAGTGTTTTGATGCTGCTCGCAAGGGGAGTAGGCCCAATGACGCCCAACAGGCCGTTCTCGATGACATCGGAATTATTTCTCACAGATATGTAACCGCCGGTAATCAGTCTGGCAAATCCCAGTTAGCTGCCCGTGAGGTAGCCTGGGTTCTCACTGAAACTCACCCAAAATGGAAACGTCCTAAGGACTGGGGAGATGCCCCACTCCAAATTCTGGTAGTCGGTAGGGTAACTAAGCAGGTAGAGGAGGTCTTACACCGTAAGATTATCTCTTTCCTAGAGCCGGACTCCTACCATGTTCAGCGCCAGGGCGGTGTTGTCCAAAAACTCACATATAAGCCAACTGGGAGTACAATAATCTACGGCTCCCACCATAATGAGAAAGAGGCCCAGGAAAAACTCCAGGGTTTCGTGGCTCATTACGTCTGGTTAGATGAGATGCCAGGCAGTGTCAAGCTACTAGAGGAGCTCCATCGCAGGGTCCAGGCCCATAAGGGGTACTTCTTATCCACCTTTACCCCCAAGCAAATAAATAGAGATATTCAAAGACTTATCGACCTCTCGGACGGCCATAACGCCAAGAAGTATCAGTTCAGGATGTTCGATAATCCCATCTATACCGATGAGGATAAGCTCAAGATTCTTTCCTCCCTTGCCACCTACTCAGATGCCTACAAAAACACAGTCCTTTCAGGCGACTGGCTGACTGGTGACGACATGGTCTACTTCTTTAATAGAGAGAGCATGGTAACTGACCCCCCAGGTTACTCACCTGGCTGGCGTCATGTGGAATCAAGCGACCCCGCCACCAAGAGTAAGTTCGGATTCACTATCTGGGCCGAAGACCCCGCTGACGGGATATGGTACTGCGTCAGGGCAGACTATATCACGGGCATTTTCGTACCATCCGACCTGGTTAAGGAGGTTCAGAAGAGAACCGCCGGGCTTAATATAGTCAGGCGTATCTGCGACTCAGCTAACCCCTGGTACGCGGCTACCGCCGCCTCAATGGGGCTCACCTATATGACACCCTACCGTAAGAATGACCGAAAGGCCGAGCTTATCAAGGGACTGCAATCCGCAATTGGCCCCCGTATCCGGATATCCAGCTGGTGTACTGACCTGGTGGACGAGTTCGAGACATGCCGCTGGTCAGAGACGGGCGCTAATAAGATTGTTAATAGCAGCTCCTTCCATCTCCTTGATAGCGCACAGTATTTCGTGGATTGTATGCCGAAGTACGAGGGAATTACCGCGGGTCTCTCCTGGCAGGCAGAGCTAAGAACGGCTAATGAGCAGCGCAAAAAAGACAATAAACTAGCAATGCAGTTATCCTCTAATAATAGAAAATACTGGAAAATCACAAGGGGAAGAACCAGATGGTAGAATTTCTAGTAGCCATACACCTGGCACTTCCCGTAACTGCCCTCCTCCTACTGGCGGTCAGGGCCGAGAAGAAAAAAATACAGATAGAGAAAAAGAAACTAGCCCAGCTTTTAGTTATTGCTACACGAGGAAGGAGGACTCTATGAAAATAAAAATATCTATTCTCAGCCAAAAGGCCCCGCCAACAGTAGAAGAAACTCATTGCAAAGCCCCGTCATTAGATGATAAAATCGAATATGCACTGGAGTGTATGGCGGCTGATGTTAATAAAGAACAGGCAGTAGAGTTTCTGCAAAAGGTTTATCACCACATCTCCTGTCAGCATCCATATACCGAGAAACACTCGGCAATGATGGAAAAACTATCGGCAGTATTCGGTGATTACGGTATTAATTTCAAAGAACAAGAACAAGAGCAGGACTACTAATGGCTAGGATAATTATCTGGACGCCTGAACAGGCCAGTCAAGAACTTTATAAAAGATTGTCCTTTTGTATAGATTCCCGTAAGACCTTTGAGAGTCAGTGGCAGGAGAATGAGACCACCCTGTTCAATACCAGGGGAAAGCCATCAGGTCCGGGCGTATCCGTATCCTTTGAGTCCGAGATGCAGGTAGGTATCTCTGATGTGGATAGCAGTAATCCTAATGTCGGTGTCAATTACGCCTTTAAGAATACTAGACTAATTCACTCCCAACTATCCGCCAATCCACCAACGGTAGTCACCCGTCCTACGAGCAATGACCCATCTGACCGCAGAAAGGCGGACGCCGCTGACCGGCTGATACGATTCGCTATCCGTAAGTATCAGATGCAGGAACTATTTGACCAGGCATCCCTTAATACCCTTATCTATGGTACGGGTATAGTAAGGACGGTATGGGACCCGGACAAGGGAGACATCGTAGACTTTGATGAGGCCTCCGGAGAACTGACCATGGAGGGTGATATTGATTTTACGGTACCATCTCCCTGGGATATCTATATTGACCCGGACGCTACCCGTATAGAAGAAATAAAGTACATGTTCGAGCGCATCTTTATGCCCTATGATGAGGCCCTTTACAGGTTCCCTGAGCATAAGGACACGCTGGATAAGTACAGGATTACGGAGGAAACTCGTAGGACTGAGTACGGCACTAATAGAAACTTTAACGATAAACGCTACGATGTGGTAGAGATTTATCAATACTGGGAGAAGGGCCTGCCATATAATGGTATGATTGGCCGCTTCTGCTTCATGACCAGGAATGCCGAGCTGCTCACTGATGTCGCCCCTAACCCAATGCGCTTTAGTTCCCCTAAGAATCGGGGCGTTGAGGGTATGGGAGAGATGTCCGATAAGCCGATGCCATCCAAGGCCGTCCTCCCCTACCACATCTTTACTGATATCGACATGCCAGGCGCTGTCTGGGGAAAGGCCGTAGTATCCTACGAGACCTCCCTGCAAGAGACCTATAACAAGATGTTTAACGTGATGCTGGATAACCTCCACTCTCACGGGGTCGCCAGAATGATACTTCCCGAGGGCGCAGAGATTGCCGACGGCGCTATCACCAATAGTCCCTGGGATATTATTAAGATTACCGGCAATCAGCCCCCACATTTCATGGAACCAATGCCACTGCCAGCCGCATTTCCTCAGCTTATTCAACAGGCTAAACAGGGGATTGATGATATGGCTGGCGTTAACGAGGCCATGTTCGGGCAGCAGTCCAGGGAGCAGTCCGGGTTCCTAATGCAGTACGCCACTAATCAGGCCAACCTAATTAGGCACCGCCTCTTTAATAAGTACGTAATGATGACCGAGAGTGTATACAGATTCTACCTTAACCTAATTCGTAAGTATTGGGAGGAGAGTAGGGTGATACATGTTCTCGGAAAAGAGAAGGCATTTGAGGCCATTGATATCAAGGGCGCGGATATTGATGGGGGATTCGACCTTACCGTAGAGTACGGAGCATCCTTGTCTCTTGACCCAACTACCCGGCGTACCGAGGTCCTTAATATGATGCCCCTCTTCGAGAAGGCTGGCATTAGTACAAGGACTATCCTACAAATGGTAAAGCTCAATGAACTTGAGGGTTTATACGACAAGACACAGCTGGCCGCTGACCGTCAAAGGGAGTTCTTTGAGGAGATGCTGGCCAAGGATATCTATATCCCACCACGGGACCTCCAGGACCACAAGAACATGCTGGAATACTGCTATGAGTATGTAATGACTACTGAATATAAGTACCTACTCCCTGAGCAGCATGCCCTTATAGACAGGCATATCAAGGAAAGAGAGCAGCTGGCCGCCGCGGGTGCCGCAGCCGTAGCCGGTGTACCAGGAGGAATGCCAGGAGGAGGCCCAGCCGGTCCACTCCCAGCCGTCCCCGGAGCGGGAGCCCCCCTGGACGTAATGCAGATGGGCCCCAAGCAACAGGCTTGACTTTCCCATGATGTTAAGATACATTATATGACAATACCTATCTGACCGCTGTGGTTTGACGGTATCCCACCGCCTATCCTTTCTTGGACGGCAAACGAGGACAAGTATGACGACCGTATTGAAAGACCCCATTGTTTCTAATCCAGTATCAGCCGCAATTGATGCCCTTAAGGGTGGCAGAAGTGTGGAAGAGGCTGTCTATGGAACAGTGTCCAGTGGGTCAAAAAGTGCTGCGCCCACTTCGGCCAGCGACTCCAGTGCAGAGGATGCACTAGAGGGAGCAACAGATGGTAATGATGAGACTGGTGTAAGCCTGCCATCCGCCCTGGATAATGTTTCTGACTCCGTAGAGGCCGCAACCTCTAAGGATATCGAAGAGATTATTATCACAGATGATAGCGGACGCAAGAAGGTAACCGTCGATTGGAAAGACCGCGAGAAGCTCAAGAAGTATGTCCAGATGGCCGCAGGAATGCGGAAGTATCAAGTAGAGCGTGACAAGGCCACCTCTGAACTCTCTGAGTTAAAACCAAAGTACACCGACCTGGCCCAGAGCTGGGAAGCCGTTGAGAGTGCATTCTCCTCCGGTGGGGTACGTGGCCTTATTGATTTACTTGCAGGCCCAGGAGGCTACGATAAGCACCTCCAGGCTGAATTTCAGCGAGTGAAGACACGCGAGAGTGCTACCCCATCTGAACTAGAGCGAATGGACCTGGAAGAAAGGCTGAGCACCGAGCGCAAGGAGCGCGAGAAGCTGTCACGCCAAGTTGAGGATAACCTTAAGAAGGCTCAAGAGAGGGAAGAAATTTCCAGTATGAAGGCCCTTGAGTCAGTGGTACATCCTGCCTTTGACAAGCATCGTTTCGCCGGGAAACTGGGTGATGCGGTGGTAGAGGCACAACTTGACCAAGCCGTATGGGACCAGGCAATCAAGCGCCTTGAACAATATCCAGAAAGTTTTGAATTGACCTCAGCTGTAATTGAGAAAGAATTTCGGGAGGTATCTAATGCCTTCAGGAAAATTATCAATAAGCAGTCAGAGCAGAAGGTTCAAAAGGTAATTGCCAATAAGAAGGTCGCGGCCCAAGAGGCAGCGGCAGCTAAGGTAATGAGGGGATACAGCCCCAAAACCTCACCCAATGCAGAGAAGTTCAAATCTGATATGAGAAGCGGTAATCTGGTCTCCGCCCTCACCGATTTTATGACCGGAAAAATTAAACTTTAATCTTTATTAGTAGGTATTTATCATGAGTATTCCAAATGTAACAGCCTTTGAATTAGGCAAATTTCTTCAGATTGCATATTCTGAGGGCGTTCGTAACCAAATTTCCACCGACTTCCGTGACTGGGAGATGATTAAACGGGCTCGCGTGTCGGACCCAGATGGTCGCCAGCTTAACTTCTTGATTCAGACATCCCTTGGGCCGTCTGCCATCCAGTACGTCTCTCCTGGTGTTACCGGCCAGTTCCCATCCTCGCAGCAGATTACTACGCAAGAGTGTAGTGCTCTCTATAAGGAACTCGCATCCACCATCGAGATTGAGTACAGTGTCTGGGACCGCGCACGTAAGTCGCCATCCAAGTACGCTGAGCCACTCGCCAAGGAAATCGAGTCCAAGACGGTAGCCTCCAAGCGTCGCCTTGCCGCTGACCTTTATGGTGACGGTACGGGCGTTGTTGGCCGGGTCCTCACTGAGGTATCCCTGGTTGCTGGTCTCGTTACCATTAACCTTAACGCGGCGGCAACTGAGCCGGGCCATGTTGGCTTCTTTGAATTCAATGATGTTCTGTCAGCTAACCAGGCAAGCGGCGCGGCCCGTAACAATGCCAGCGCACTTAACCTCTACCGCGTCGTCGGCAGAAATCGTAAGCTGGACCAGGTTACCCTTCAGGCTATTGATGCCGCAGGCGCTAATATCTCGCCAGCCTCAACTAACCTGGCCGCTGGTGACTATTTCTACCGTTCAGGTCAGCCAACGAAGCCTAACCGGGCAGCCCCTGGTGACTATGGCAATGTGACTGAGGCCATCCCTGGACTCTTCTCATTGGCAGCTAATGACGGTCGCGTTGTTCACGGTATCACCATGAGTGGCGTAACGGCAGGCTCACAGATTGACGCCGCTGGTAACCCACTGGATGTCAGCCAGATTCAGGAACTTATGTCGAATGTTAAGACCATCGTTGGTCAGTCGGCATACAGCTGGAAGCAGCTGGTCATGGCACCTGAGGCCCTTGATAGTCTGATTGAGTCGCGTGAGACGGACCGCCGCTTTAACAGCGTCGAAGACACCACTCGCGGCGCTCGTAAATTCGTTTACCAGCACCAGAATGACAGCCTGGAGTGTATCACTTCCGAGTATGTCCAGAAGAAGTTGGTCTATGCTATGCCAGAGGCTAAGAGCGGACAGAAGGTTATCGAGTCCTACATGACTGACTTTGAGCCAGTTACGATGGGCAACCAGATGTCAGAGTTCCACCTGAAGCCAGTGTCCGGCGGATACCAGCGCTCAGTGGTCTCCTTCATGCAGGCAATGGGTACCCTCGTGGTTAAGCACCCAGCGGCTATCGCGGTTCTCAAGAACTTCGCTATCTAATACCCCCCCAGGTCTGGCGGCTGAAAGGCTGCCAGGCCACCAACAACTAA